GCCGCCAGCTTGTCTGTGTGTTCTACCTGCAGAGGGAACATTTCCCCTTCCCCGATAAAATGACAGATATTGCCATCAGCCACTGCCGTTGGATTAGGCCCCACAGCAATATAAACATTCACCGAAGGACGAATCAAAACGTAATGTGCGTTGAACATACGCGGAGATGCAACCGACCCTGTGGTAAGAGTTATTTCCTGGGGAATACCTTTAAGAGAATATAAGCTCATGATTGCGTCCTTTTCGGTTACTGACTGGCTTTCATTTTGACCACGGCGGCTTCAAGGGCAGCATTGATCACGGAAGTACCGATTTCGATACCGGAGACTTTAAGATCCTCCAGGATCATCTCGAAAGCGGCCTGACGCTTTTCCTCGTTGGTGCTGCCGATCATATTTTGTGCTACGGCAGTAACAGCAGAAAGGGCCGCACGCGCCAAGACTTTACCGCTATCCGAAAGCAGTTGTTTCACGAAAGGCTGCAAGAACACCCATACATCCGACAGAAAGAATTTCATTTTTTCCCACATAAGCATCTCCTTTTCAGTTTGCGAAAAAAGCGTATGATTGCGTCTTCCCAGTTGCACTGAACCGTTTTCTTGACGGTGACTTTATCGGGAAAATTCATTGGCATTCTCCTTTGCTTTTTCCAGCTTGTGACCGATACCGACACCTTGCAATCCAGAGAAGACAGCATACGCGCCGGTGGCCAGCATAGTATAGGCATACTCAGGCTCCACATACGGCAAACCTTGATCAGGAAAGATGTTTCCGAGCAAACCAAGCAACCCACTGCAACAGGTAGCCACACCGGTAAGGATCTTGCCTATGGCGCCTGCGTAGGTCTTCTTCCCGTCCATTTTCCTGCCGGCAAATCCCAGCAGTTTTTTCAACAAAAAGTTTTTCATTTTTCCCCTCCATGGAGAACAATAGGAGTATTCAGGCGGTTAAGCCATCCGGCTATATTCCCTGGATCTCCTTCTTTATAATGGTTGTACGCCTCGCCGCATAACGCCGCATGTAAGGCATTGTCATGAGGACAAGCAGTAATAACTGCTGCCGTGATAGGGCCTACTTTGCCATCCACCAGCAGAGGCTTTCCATTGGTAATCCGTGCTATGGCCTGTCTCCAGGGAGCTTGTCTGGTCGCTGCAACATATCCGGTACATACCGTATTAACGCCGCGCTGCAGAAACTTCGATGCCCGGGTGACACCGCAGTTAACCGAAAGGTCGTACAGCCTGCAGGCGAGTGCAGGATACTTCTTGGCAAACAGTGCGGCTCCACTGCGCAGCCAGTAATCCCTGAAATAAAGGTCCCTTATTTCTGCGTCGGAAAGGCCCATGATATCCAGATCGGGATATGCCGCAGCAGAGATTCCTTTGTTGGTGCCGACAAGATTTCCCTTGCCTACCTTGCCTCCTGTCCAGTTGCCTGGATCATGAGGATCCATCGAGATTTTTCCTTCTCTCTGCGATGTAAACTCGTGCGCCTGATAAAAGATCTGCATATTCATGCCCCTGTCAGAGATTTTAAAACAGCAAGAGTTGATCGGACGAATTCCCAAATTTGCGTGGCCATAAACAGGATAAACGTAACGATCACGGAGATCTGCACTTTACTGAACTTGTCATCCTTGCCTTGGGAGAACAGCCCATTCGCTTTGCAGTTTTCCATGGACGGATGGTCCAACAGATGAAGATTTAACTTTTGTTCAAAGTCTCTTATTGCATTGAATAGGTGTGCTTCCGATTCACGGTGTAATTTGAATAGCATCGTAATGCTGTTCCTGTTTTCCTCTGTTTTATCGGCAAGAGCTACCAAACGTTCCTGGTGTTGAGCAATACTGACGAGAGCATTAACCATTACCTTTTGGTCTTTCTGTAGCTCAGACATGCTGTTTAAAAGCGTATCCAGAATAGGGCCTTTATCACAGATCGCAGTCGTCATGAATGTCCTATTAAAAGTGCAGGGTTAAAATGAATGACCTATGATAACGAATTTATCTTTTCGCACCAAGACACCGAAGGATTTTTACGGTGTCTTTCAACTGTGTGGAAATATCCACCATGGCTTCGTTGTACGACTTTGTTACCTGCTCACCATGTATATCCGTGTAAGTCAACTGCATCGCCGTAGGATCGGCTTCTTCGAGGGCTGTATCTGTGTCGATATCGGGAGAGACACTATCAGCATTATTCACAGGAGTCGATTCTTTTTTACCCCTTGTTTCCTGCGATGTTTTGACAGAAATCTCCTCATTTTCCTGTTCTGTCGTTACAGGATCTGTATCAACGGCTTTTTTATTGCTTTCAACCAAAGCAGAAAGTTTTCTCTTCTGCTCATCGGTAAGGGCATCCATCGCTGCCCTGAGTTCAATGTCCACGGCCTCCTTGGAAGTGATGTCATACGTACCATCGGCTTTCCTTGGATATTTGGCCTTGTCGTTATTCTTTTTATGGCTCTGCTCATGGTGGAACAGAAAAGCGTTCAATTCCTTTCTGCTAGAAAACAGTGTGCGAAATTGGTTCACATCAATTCCCATGGCCTCAAACATGGGAGCTTTTCTGTTGTTCAGGTCTTCTGTCACCTTGGTATCTCCGCTGAGAAACTTGGCGGAGATACCAGTATTCACATACACCGTACCGTCCCGCATGGTACCGGCCATGTTGTCGGAATCCCATGCAGCACCAGGATGTATGAAATATCCTCCAGCTCTTTTGGTAGCCTTGCCTTCGGTAACCAGAGCTTCCAAGGTTTTTTTCTTTGGCGCCGTGGGAAGAGCACCGGTTGCAATCTTCGCAGAAGGATCCGCCGACTTGGCAGCAATCAGCTTTTCAGCGGCGACAACTTCTTTCTGCAGGGCGATCGTTTCATTGTTAACCGCTTCGATCAACCGTCCTGAATTCCTATGGATGTTGTAAGCCGTACCGCCTGCGTATACCTTGATCTCCGGACGGCTTTCTGTCTGTGGATCGAAGGATACTTGCTTTATCTTCTCGAAAGCTTCGGTCAGCTTTTGCTGCTTCTTCTGATGGGAATCGCGGAACTTCTTTAAGCTTTCCAGCTCTGCCAGAGCGAGATCCTGTTTATTCACCGAAGGATGCAGGAAATTGGCAATAGCGGTTTTAAACGCATCAATGCCTTTGTATTCCTTGGTACCGCTGTACACATCGTCCCGCACCTGCGCCAGAGTCTTACTGGAAGATCTTGCCGGGCGTGAGGTTTCAATGGTCTGACGGATTTCCTCCGCTTCTTTTATTGCCTGGATCAGCGTCCTTTGTGCATCAGGTAGATCGTTGCGGGATAGCAGGGTATCCAACTGATTGATATTCAGGCTTGCCTGGCTACTGCCGTAAGTCTCCGCCACACGCGCGACTACTTCTTCGGGTGCCGCAGTTTCCACTTCAATTTTCTTTGCAGCACGGGTCTCACGCATCTGCATAATCTGTGGCTTGATCTGGTTGAGCAACGCTACTTTGGCGTTCATTTGTTTGGTCAGTTCGGCGTATTGTTGCTTTTCCTGCGCATCCAGATTCTCAACACCTTTTTCTGTAAAGGCCGTCAATTTGTCGTTTACTTCCAGGGCAGCCTTGTGGGTCTCGTAATAAACGGCTTCGGCTTTGTTTACTGCTTCCTTGTTGTCCGTGAACTTGCTCAGGGCAGCTACGGCTTTGGCCGGATTGTATTTTTCTTTATTGGATGCGTCAGACCACTCAGCAATACGAGGATCATCGACCTCGACTTCGGCTACGTCTTTTTTGAAATCGTATTGATTGCGCGCATCGCTGCGGGCTTTATCTGCTTTGGTTTCTGTTTTAAGTTGCTTGAGAGTTTCCCGGGATTCCGGGGTACTGGTAATGATCTTTTCGGTAAAAGCTTTGGTCTTGTCCTTGGCCAGTTTGGTACCGAAAGCTGCCGTATTGATGGCGGCTCCTATGGGGCCGGCACCAATCCCACCCATGGTTTCATAGATAAGATCTTCTGCCGTGACATCCCCGATCGACTTGGAGGCAGCATATTCCGATGCTGGTTCACCGGCTACTTCACCGGCGTAACTGAGCGCATGACTTCCGAGTTTGCTTTTAAAGCTTCTGGCAGCCAGCGTTTGTCTGGCAGTATTGTTGATGAAGTCCTCAGTTACTTTTTTTACCGATACTCCCAGCTCGGCCGCCTTCGACGAAAGCATTGCCCTGGCTGCGTCGTCCATGCTGCGCACGGCCGCCTTGCGGGCAGCTTTCGTCGGAAGGCTGGCCATCTTGGAAAAGAAGCCACCCAGCGCAACATCCACAGCACCCAACACACCACCGTAAACCAAGGAATCCTTCTGTACCTGCTCGATCAGATCCGGATGTTTATCCAACAGCATCTGTACGTTGGCCGGTGTGTAAGCGAGTTCCTTTTCATCCAAGGTAGCCTGGATCTTTTCCACCATCTTGGACGAAGCGGCATCGGCAGCCTCGGCGGTGAACATACCGGCACCGGTAATAAAAGGGGCAGCAGGTGCTGCCCATCCTCCGGTTGCGGCGGTAATCCCTGCAGCCGCTGCACTGCCTGCTTTGGCACCTGCAGCCATGGAAGCCATGGAGCCTACAGATTCCGCTGCGACATCCAGAATACCCTTGGGATTATTTGCGAAGAGTTTGGCAGTAGCCACCACATCCCCGAATAAACCGCTTTTGTCCGTACGCTCGTTCCACAGCTTCATATCCTGGGCCAGTTTCATACGTTCCCTGGTCACGGGAGCTGCTGATTGTTTCTGCAGATAGGTAGCCACCTGGGAAGCGTAATTCTCATCGGGACGACCAACCAGGTCATCCAACATGGTAGTACGGGTAGCGGTACTTTTCAGAGAACGCTTACCTGTATCGAGAAGATTGGTAATGAAGCCGCTCTTGTCGGTAGCTTGCTGATCTTCGATACGCTGTTGGTTTAAAGGATTGAATTTGCTTTTCAGCGCAGCATCTTCCACCAATTGCCGATGTGCCGCACGGAACTCCTGTTGCATGGCAGCATCGGCATGCAAGTAGTCTTCGTCCTTGCCCATCAAACGCTCGAAGTCGAGTTCGATGGCAGCTTCCCTGTGCTCGTCGGGAATGTTTTTATCAAACCATTCCGGAGTATCTGATAAAACTCTTTCTGCCATAGGGATCCTTATTTCATTTCAGCACGGAGACTGTCTGCGTATTTCTTGCCAAAGCGTACCGCGATGCTGTCGAGGTATTTCTTCTGATCCTTGGCAGACATCTTTTTCAAAGCAGTAACACGTTCTCTACGGGTAGGAACATTGTCCAGGAGCTTCTTGGATCTTTCCTGTCCATCGCGGTATTTCTGCATCAGTCCTTTAAAAAAACCGATACTTTCTGTATTGCTCTTGCCGCCTACACCGTCCTCCGTAGGAGTAGTCGGTGTTGCGGTACCTTCCTGCAGCCGCTTTTCCGCCCGCTCTTTCACCGCATCGCTGGTGATATCTATTTTAGGAGGAGCATCGTCCGTAGTTTCGGTTTTTGTTCCTGCTGCCACTACGGAAGATGCCTTGTTATTACTGAGCCATTTGGCTTCGGCTTCCACACCGGCATCCCAGGTAGAGAAGGTTACTTCCCTGCCGGTGTCGTCATTACCGACATTGCCCGGGTTTTGCGTGCGGGCAGCTTTTCCTGTGGTACCGAAACTGGAATCCTGCTGCATCATCGCCATCAGCAAGCGCGGAGACACTTCGTATTTCTTGGCGTACTTCATGACCATCTCTCCGGTGATCGGGCTACCGGAGGATTTACCTTGAATGTACGTATCAGCCTGTTCCGCTGTACGAATGGCAGGAATACCGTTATAGATTCTCTGCACGTTTTGCTCGTGCTGCGGATCCGTAGCATGTTTCCCTATGTCTACCCCTGCGATAATGAACGGGCGGCTGTTACCGGTACCGGAAGCTGCCTGTCTGTTGCTGCTGTAATCCCTGTTGTAGGTGTCATCGATGTTCAGAGTACCTTTCACCCGCAAACGGGTAGCCTTGCCTGCCTCGGTTAGACTCTTGCGCAGGTTAGTGATATTATTTTCTGCCGACAGTTCGGTCTCAGAAACCCTGCTGCGTGCTTTGGTGATCTCTCCGATAAGGGCATAGCGATCCAGCATGTTCTGGCCAAGCTCCTCCACACGGGCATCCATATCATCTAAACCATCATCAGAGATGTTGTTACCAAAGAACCGATCACCTTCGTACACTTCGTTGAACGCAAGAGCTAAAATGGCATTAGCATCCTTGGCGTCAACTTTAAGGTCATTGATAAGATGGTCATACATCGCTTTGACCCGCCCGGTGTCATTACCCTTTCCTCCGAAAGTCCTTTCAACAAAGTTATTGACTTTATTGCCTATCGCAGCATGTACTGAATTACCCAAACCAGAAGCAACGATATTATCAGCAAGCTTGTAGGCTTCTTCGGATACACCGGTTTTTTGCAGAGCAGCCTGGGTATTTTCCAGCTTTTCCAGATTAGTCTTGGCTGCAAGCACCCTGCGGTCTCCGATGTTCTTTTCCAGGCTTACATAGTATTCGATGTTGTTGCGTTGATCGTCGGTCAGCTTCCGGCGTTCATCCAGAGCAGCGTACAACTTCTGCTTGGCTGCTTCTCGCTGGTCTTCCGGAAGATCTTTGGTCAGCATGACAATAGCCTGATCCGCAATCTCTTCGCCTTTTGTACTGACCTCGGCAAACAGGTTTGTTTCCCGTTCATTCGCCTGACGGGTTTGATCGATCTCGTAATCAGTGAAACGCAAAGCGTTCATATCCGCGAAATTCTGCGAAGCTTTAGAAACGATCTCTTCCTTTGCCCCTGCACTTCTTAAGGACTGCGCAAATGCCTGACGGGACTGCAGCGGATCTTTAATGGCTGACGCTTCCATAGCAGCAGTATTGATGGCATCCGATTCCATTTGCTGTTTTTCCGTAGCAAAAGAATCAATAACCTGATCCATGTTGATCATATTTCCGAACTGCTTCTGGATGGCCGTCTTGTCGATAGGTTGCGCACCCAGCCCTTCCTGCTGCAACTTGCCTTGCAGGTACTCCTGCACGTTCAGGGTATTGTTTTCTTTATAGATATCCTCGGTCTGTCTGAGCAGATCCTTTACCTGGGTAAAAGCGTTGTTTACGCTGTTGTCTACGGCAGATTGGCCGGCAATCATAGACTTGAAATCAGGAGAGCCGAAACCACCGTACTTGTCATAAAACGGAGTGGATGCTGCCATATCGCTCGCTCCTTATACGGTTTCTTTTGCGCCCCATTTGGCCATGTGTGCAGCAACACCCTGCTGCATTTCTTCGCTGTCCGTGGCGTATCCTTGTGCCGACAGAATGCGCTGCTGTTTGCCGGCCAGAGCTTCGTTGGCGGAACGTGCCGAGTTGGCAAAGTCTGTCTTCATCAGATTCATCTGGTCTTTGTAGTAACTCTTCATAAAGTCGTTCATCTTGGCTTGCTGGATGGCACTGTAAATTCCGGTACCAGCCTGCAACGCGCCGATAGCCAGATTGGCTCCCTTCATCCAGCCACCTTGTTTTTCCGGTAGACCCTGGTCTGGTGTAAAGCTGCTCAAGAAGCCTGTACCGGAAGACTTGTTGGCATTGGGAAACAGAGAGAAGCTATCCAAAGCCGGATTTACCCCATTGGCAAAATTGGAATAACCGGTGTTCCCTGCAACGTTTGCTCCGTTTAAAAAACTGAAAGCATTGGTCTGCGTACCACCAGGTATTGTCCATTGCGACATGCTTCTCACTGTATCGGTCAAAGAGGTATCGAGGGAGGGTATACTTGAAGTAGCCATGCGTGATCCTTTCTATGCGAAGGAATTAAGTCCGTACAAATCGGGCGTTAAGTCTTTTGTATGACGTAATCTCATATCGAAGAAATTGGGGATCTCGTCATGGATCGGAAACATCGAGTTATCAGGTAAACCCAGACAACGTGAGAAAAACGCTGTAGGATTTTCATTCGGTAGAATGCGTAATCTTTCTGGCTTTGTAAAGAGTAATGGATCAATATCGGCTTTCCACTGCAATAAATCTTTTATTTCATCCAACTCCTCCCACAAGCCGTCCATCTTTTCTGTAAAAGCGGCATAATTCTCTTGAATTTTGGCGCCGGCTTCCAGCAAAAACTCATTGGCGGAAGAAATTAGCGCCGACGAGATTTGCAGCATATAGCTACAAGTAGTCATCATAAATTCTGATGCTGTTCCCAGTAATCCAAAGCCTTTGGATGCTATAACTGCTGCAGTCATTGCAAGCATGGCACCAAAGATCCCCAGTTGTTCTCCAAAATTTTTTACTACAAAGCGTACTGCATAACTGATAGCCAAAGAAAGCAAGACCCCTTTGCCAATCAATGTTAAAGCAGCTACAACGCCTCCAGCAGCATAAGCGGCGCCAATTTTAGCCAAATAAGCTTGACCTGTCCATACTGCGATAACAATCATAACTACCATTACCAGAATTCTAAAAAACCCTTTCTGATACCATTTAACTTTGGTTACTTCATAGCTGTTGACAATAAGCAGCATAGTGTCTGCGTAAAAAGAATTCATGTCCTGCATATTAGCAAAAACGGTCCGAGAAAACTGATATTGTATAGGAATAATCAAACCATTTTCGTCTTCATTATTTTGGATATTTTGCAGGAAAACTTTATTACCCTTCCCTCTATAAATTGTATTGATCGTGCCCAGATTATACACTTCTACAGTACGTACCTGGGCAGCATTGATTTGCGCTCGAAGGACTAACTTGCGTCGTCCTGAGATAATAGTAGTTATAGTACCTAAAGAGGAATTATTGTAATGGATTGTTACATCATAAGGCTTAATTTCTTTAGTAGCGTATCCTACGCGTCCTATAACTTCATCAGTAACCTGAGATTTTATATAATCATAGCGTATATCCAAAGACAAACCATACTCTTTCAAAGAATCGGTTTCGCCTTTGAACAAGCGTGCCAGAGAGTTTGTGTCTATGGTAGTAAAGGGCTCATCGTTGTAATCGGAATTCGCCAATACTGCCAAGAATTCTGTTTCATCTGCACGCTGGTTTGCCATCAATTGGTGGAAATAACAATTTAAATAGAATAAAGAGGGAATATGCTCTGTCTGCACATTAACGCCGAACATGACATACGCATGATCAATCTCTTCAATATCTGGGTTTTTATTCAATTGGTCGCCTAAAGCTTCCAGTTTGAGATCCACTTTCTGCAGCAGCTTTTTACTGGTCAAATATAATTCAGTTTCGCTGGGCCGTGTTAAATCTTTATTGTTATAACGAAGAGGGATTACCGGCATATAGGTAGACGGCTCTTGCTCTACATCCGGGTGCAGTTCCGGGTACAAATAGGTATCCAAATGATAGACCCAAGAGATATATTCATTTTGAACCACGCCTTGTTGATCATATTTACGGTATAAAGTAAAAAGACAATCCCCTTCCCAAGTCATTCCTGTTACAGCGCCTGGTATAGCTGTTTCTTCTGTAATCGTTCCATCATCCACCCATTGATAAATGATATCTGTATTTGAACGAACAGGACGATAAATGTATTTTCGATAGGTAATCAAAGCAGTGACTTCATCTTCTTTAACTGTCACTGTATCAATTACAACTCGACGCTGATACTGCGAAGTATCTTCACCCCAATAAGAAGTAAATACCGTACCCTCTGGCCATACGGTTATTTCCTGCTCGATTGGATCAAAACCACGGACATTGCGCAGAAAAGCGGCAATAGCGAGTTTAGGCGTATAAGGCGCATACTCATAATCTGTAATATCGATATTATAGGGATAGCCGGTTTCGGCTAGAATGTGCGCTTTGATTTCGTTGCTGGTCAGCAAAGGCATAGCCAGGGTTGCCCCGGAAGGCAACCCCAGCTTGTAGTGATCCCGGGCGTAATCATACGCCCGTTCCATTTTGAGAAAGAGTCCTTGAGTGTATACTGTTAACAGATTACCGGTGATATTCTGCATGGATGCCACCGGCACACCGCTGGTCAGAATAGCTTCAATGATAGCATCACTGACAGGGTTGCTCATGCTTTCAACATCGGCCAAATGCATAGCCGCAGAAGATACCGTGATCTTCTTTTCGCTACTGAACAGACCCATAACAGTAGTCCTATCTACGCGTTAAATAATGGAGATACCCGCTTTGGCTTTATTCAGTACTGTGGCAATATCCGCATCACTAATGCCGGCCGGATCTGCCAGAGCACCATCGGTCGTTTGACGTACCGACCAGGTATCCACCATAATCTTGGCTAGTTTCTGTTCTGCATCTCGATCGAAACCATCGGTCTGTTTCTGGTACAAGGCTTTCTGCTTACCAATGACACCGGCGACTGTACCGGTAGAAACCAGATCGCTTACCTGCGCCAGTTCGGTTTCTCGTTTCTGGATCAGCAGGTTGACCTCTGCGTCGTTCTTGGAAGCCAACGCATCCAACTCACCAATCGTGCGGTTCGTGTCGTTTGTAGCCCGTGTGGTGTCATTGGCAGTACGGATGTTATCATTTGCCGTAGCAGCCTGCATCGAGACGATTTCGGCTGCGGTTTTATCTGTTTCGTTCTGGGTACGTGCTTCCTGGGCAGCAATATCCGCCGTGATCTTGCGGGTGTTATCCGCCGTCTGCGTGTTCTCATTGGCGATCTCGGCAGTGATCTTGTCATGGCTGTCTGTCTGAGCCAGATCTCTGTTGATGATCATGTTGAGATCATTGGCCGTAGCGGCCCGCAAACGATCTATTTCCGCGCGCATTTTACCCAATACCGGCAGCCTGCCAATAGGCGGTGTGTAGGTAAGGGAGGGATCGTAATGCGGCGATGTAGTTACAGGTTCCGATGCCATAGTACGTACTCCTATTAACTAATCGGCGGAATAGGCGTAACCTCCTGCGGGATATGGTTGAAACCAAGTCCTGCCGGAATATTATCGTCTGTGTTGGCCAGCTCAGTAACGGTTTGCTGACGGATTAAACCAATCTCCGCATTGATACGATGCACCTGCTGTTCGTTCAGCAGAAACTGGATGGAGGTCTGCAGCACCGCAGTTAATGCCCCGAGATACACGGTGCTGTATTCGTTGCCGGTAATCCGTTGCGAGTAATACTCCTCATCCAGGTGCAGTTTGACCGATTTCATCAACTGATCAAAAACGCCTTCGCCATCCACAGCCGCAGTGGTCAATGTCTTAAGCGGCGTAGCGAGGGTCTTCTTATCCTCGGTACCTATACCCTGTTCCTGGTTGGTTTGATCCAGGGTAGATACCGGCCACCCTGCCGGATTCATGTCTACCGGTTGCAAACGTATCGACATGGTTTACTCCAATCTGCTGGTTATCTGCCGCCGCCTTCTGCCATGAGCTGCCGCTGCTTCAATGCTTCCAGTTCTTCCGGGGTCAACGGAGGCAGGATTTCAATGGAGAACTCCGGAACCAGCCGGTGGCGTTTGATCTTCTTGTTACCCTGTTTTTCCTCATAGTGGGTCATGAACTTTTTATTACGCAGCACATCCAGAATGATCTGGGGAACATGCCAGCCTTGCTCGGCATTAAACGGAACGAACTTTTTCACCATGCCTATTTCGGAGTTGCCGGCAAAAATAAGCTCGCCTTTCAGTGCGCTGCTAAGAGGATTCATACTGGAGACGCGAATGCGAACCAGTTTGAGAGCTTTATCACGACGAGCCATTTTCTGCTGCAACGGGGTGGGTGCTTTCATGGGCTCTACCTTTGCGCCGGCTGCAGCATTTTCTGCATCCTGTATGGTGGCATACTCTTCCCCGGCATACTGGCCAAGGATGGTGGATTCGCTTGATTTGGGAGGATTTACTTTCTCCTCGATGCGTGCTTTCAATGTATCGATACCGATATTGGGACTGAACCGAATTCCCATGAGAGTGGCACGCTCTTTAAGCAGGGACAATTCATCTAACACAGGTGCTGTTTCTTCGCCTTCCAGGGTTGCTTCCGAGGTGTTGATGTCGTTCTGGAGTTGTTCACTCATTGCTGTTCTCCTGTCCTTGTCAGTGTCGGACGACCTAGTTAAAGGGCTCCCCTACACTTTGTAGAGGAGCCCTCCTCATTTATTTACCAATTATTACTGCTTGGCTACGGTTTTCAATACGGCAATGCGCTCACCGCGCAGTTTCATGAAGCCGTAGTACCACTTGATCGACATAAAGCCGGTTTCGCCGTAAGGATCGTTGGCGTAGGCTTCGGGCGATTCGGGCTTGGCATGTTTAATGGAGAACTTCACCGAGTTACCGCTGGTCTGGAAACCGATAGTGGTGAAGGCGGCATCCCCGACAACCAGCATCGGGAAAACATCGTAACGCCCGTTGGTGGCACGGTATCCGGCGTTGGTACCTTCGGCTGCACCGGCACCGGCAAAGTGCATCATCTCTGGAACGACTACGATGCGGAACTGACCCACGGTACCGATCTCGCCGTTTACAACGTTACCGGCATCGGCATAATGCGCTACCGGAATGAACGCCTGGTTGTCGAAGTAATCGACCATCTGTTCGATGGTCTGGATCAGCTCGGAACCGATGAACATGATACGGCCGCCACGGATGACGCGGGTATCGATCATGCGGGAACCGGAAATAACCTTGGTCTGTTTCGGACAGCGGTTGTTATCCAGTTCCACCGACAGACGGGACAGGTCACCGTAAGTGACTTCGGTAACGGCCCCCGACGCACCGGAGATATCGCTATCCTCTAAAGCGGTACCGGCGAAGTACACTACATCGGCTGCGTGGAGCAGGTCGATCTGCAGAAGATCCTCGGTGATCTCATTGGCACCGAAGAGCATTTCGCGGTTAATGTGCTGCTCCAGTTCGGCATCGGAATCGAAGTCCATCGATTCTTTGGTGTACTCGTCGAAGAAGCCGTATTTTTCGAGGGAGCCTTCCAACTCCACACGGGTAAAGCCGACACGGTTAACCCGTCCACCGGTTTCGGACAATACCGGCAGTTTGCCGACGATGGTACCAACGTCCTTGCTGGAACCGTACAGGTTACCGTACCCAGGCAGTACAGTAACACCCAAGTTAAGGGCCGTAACGGCACTTTTCTTGGTGGCATTCAGGTACTTCGCAGTCAGCGGCCCAACCAGGGTCAGAGTAGCGAAACCAGTACCAGCGGAATCGTCGGCACCGGCAGTTGCTACCAGAGTGGCGTCCACGTTGTCATTGATGGCGGCAGCTGCGGCAGCTTTGGAAGCATTGGCAACGGCCAGAACGTCACGGGGGTAAGTGACGAAGTATTCGGTGATGGCGATGGTCACACCGGACGCGTCAATACCCTGGTCAGTGATGTTGCGCTCATCCAGCATCGGAATGTACTGGTAGCGTTTGATCTTTTTGCCCATGTTCTTAGGCATGGACGTAGTATCCGCCAATGCCCCGAAATAGGTTTCCTTTTTCAGCTCGATAAGAGCCTGTTTGATAAAATGGTCAATCCGGATCTGAGTACCGATATCCGAAGCGGATCCATTTGCCGGATCCATATACTGTCTGGGCATAAATTATTCCATTCCGCCGTGAGGCTTAGAGATTCAATTTGTTGATTTTTTCAAACTCTTCGTCCGACATGGTGAGAGGATTGTAGGTCGTATTCTGCTTACCTGCGCCTCCTCCCTGTCGTGAAGGGCTTGCTGCTCTCTTACGCTCCTGTCGTGCCTTCTCTTCCTGCTGCTGTGCAGTGAGCGATCCACGGGCGGCCGGGACTTGGCTAGGCTGGTTTACCGCAGGAGGCTGCTCAGTGGCACCTTTGAACAATTTGTTCTCGTGCATGTGCGCCCCTACTCGCTGGTAGGCGTCCAGTTCGCTGACACCGGTCAGATTACCGATACTTCGTTCATAGGCTACAGCCTGTGCTACCTGGTCGAAAATACCGTTCTCCATGTGGGAGTTGATTATAGCAATCAACTCTGGAGTATCGGCAATGGCTTTTCGACTCTGTTCGTCCCACTTATTACCGATGACATCGAGAGTGCGTTCGTAGAACTGAGATTCACTGATATTGTTCAGTACCTCATCCAGAAGCAGCTCTTTATCATTGACGGTACGCTGTTGTGGGACATACTTGGTCTTGTCTTCCATATCAATAGAAAGAGGATCAATGTCACTGTCCTGTAACAGTTGCTTGATTGCCTCCGGTTTCTTTTGATGTAGGTCGATCAAGAAGTTCAATTTATCGTGGTTAAGTAGATCATGATTTTCAAGTAACTTCAAGGTTTTTAAAGATGGTTTTAAACCCACCATCTTTTTATGGTAATTGGCACCCATCTGCATCAGTTGCATAGCATCTGCGGCAGACTTGACTTTCATTACCGTACCATTGGCTTTAAACTCGGACATGATCTGTCTACCTATCGCAGCATACTCTGCGTCGGTCAGACCATTGTCAGGCGAAGGTATATCATCCGTGCCTTCTGCATTTTGTTCATCGGCAGACACAGGAAGAGCATCTTTCCCTTTTTGCTCCTCTTCCTCTTGATCCGTACCACCTGCAGTAGTGTCACCAGCGTCTTTATCCGCATTGGTGCCTACCTCGCCTTCGGCAACACCTTCCCCGTCATTTTCTTCCTCTTCGTCGTTGGTGTCTGCGGCAGTGTTCTGCGCATTCGTCATATCGAACAGAGGAATATCCCTCATAAAATCATCGTCGGACATTTCCAGCACATTGGGTTTTTCCGCCGATTCACTCATTGTTCAGCGCCTCTTTAAGGAGTTCTTCCTGCGTGGCTTCATCAGACGCCAATGATTCCTGGGCAGCCAATCCTTCGGAGACGATACTCACCAGAAATTGCTTGAATCCACCGACGGCAGTGATCTGCTGATCAAACAGCTTCTGCATGGCTTCCGACTGCATACCCGGATGTGCTTTCAGCATGACCTGGCGAATGGCATGACTTTCCAAGAAGCCTTTCTGGATAAGCTCTTTGAAATCGGGATTCTGTTCAAGACGCATCAGAGCGTCTTTACGCGCGATCTTTTTCTTTGCTTCTTCGATCTGCCTGTTGATGGCTTCGAGTTCCTGTGCTGCTTCGTTCATGTGTTACTCCTTTGTGTCCTCTTCCCTATTGTCGGGACAGAGCTATTATGCGGCAGAATTGCCTTGGGTTTTCTTAGCTGCTTTGAGATTTTCTTTCAGCAAGTTATTGGCATCCTTGCGATCCTGTGCTTCCATGCTGCGTTGATGATCCGTGCCGTCCATCTTGTGCATGTAGGCCAGATCCTGATTATCCGCTTCGGCCGTGTGCTTGCGACCTTTGGCTCCAGCTTCCTGGGCCTTGGCCTGATTAAGCTCTGCCTGGGAAGCGTCTTTTATACCACGACCCGGGGCAGCCTGTGCATCGGCAATGTGCTTGGCAGCCAATGCTTTTTCTTTTTCAATCTGTGCATCCAGCAACAGAATCTCTTTTTCCAGCTTGGCCTGTTCCATCGGATTGGGTTGCGGCTGGTAGGCTTCGATCTTGGCCGCCAGTTCCGGCATCTTGCGCAAACGGGCAATATCCGCCCAAATAATCTTGGAAAAATCCAGATCCATACTGGGCCCTGCCGTCTGCAGCATAAACGCCATCTCTTCAGCTTTACGGGCATCCTCTTCGGCAGTCGAGATAACCAAACGAATATCGTAATTGCCGGCCAGGTCATCACGGCGAACTTCAATGAACTTGCTGTCGGTAACCCGCACGACTTCTTTCTCAGAAAGAAATTCGGCGTTCATGGCAATGATCTTGCGTCCAACTTCGATAATACCGGCAGACAACCGGCGCAGAATACCAAGCTCCCTGCGTGCTGCGGCATCCAGGGCACTTCGGGCATTGGAAGCCACCGCACCGAGGGACTGTGCGGAGATTCCGCTATTGAAAGCTTTAACCCCGGAGATACTTTCCGCTTCCATGTTCTGCATGTTGATCATGTCAAAGACCGAAGAAGGCAATGCCGGATAGGTATGCTGGAAGACCCCCTGGCGAGGATCCACCGCAGCGTTGAATTCGTAATCCTCGCCGGCATTGAACTTGCGCTTATTGGTTACGTCCAGCATATCCTTGCGCATACCGGTCTGACTGTTGGCCGATTTGGCCATCAGGTCAATGGCGCCACGGGTAATGGCCCCGATAATGTCCTGATTATCCGCCAGCAATTCGCCATCGGGTTCACCGTGTACCGATTCACGCACCGGCATATACACGGCGGAAACGAACGGAGGACGCCTGTCCGGAAACGGATTAAGCTCCTTGCGGATACAGACATCCCCTACCCAGGAACACACAATTTGTTCTGTGGAGCCATCGCCATGAATATCCCATTCACCCCAATAGGTGAACACTACGAACTTCTTGCGTGGCTTGTCCTTGAAAGTGAAGATCGGCGGATTATCGGAAGCCACATCGTAATCAGGGGAAGCCAAGGCACTGGCTTCACCGTCCACCATGATCTTCTCCAGGTTGGTATACTTGCCGTCCTTTTTCAAAGTAGACAGCGAAGACAGGAATTTTTCTCCGATGAACGATGCCTTGTTGAGATCTCCGTTGCAGGAAGGATCGATGATAATATTGGTGCTTAAGGGTACTTCTACGGTTGGATTGTTTTTGGTTTCTACTTCACGGGTAACCGGTCTTTTACTTACTTCTATGGCGAACATAGCAATACCGGATTCCTGGAAGAGATCTAAAGCATGATCCAATCCAGGAGTGCTATGATCTGTGTATTCCTCGGCATTGCTCAGGCGAAGCTGCAGTAGTTGCATGTAGTATTCGGCCAACTTGCCGGTCTTGTCCTGCAGGTATTCGTACTGGGGTTCCATGCGGGTAACGCTTTCCACCAGGGATTCCCAGCCTACCTTGACGATAACGGTACCGATATCCACGGCATCGCGCACGTAATCATCGATGAACTTCACCTTGTTGATCTTGGTATTGAACTGATTGTTCAGCACGATCTCGTTTTGACGGGCACGCTTCACATCCCCGGCAGTCACCGGGTACACATTGAAAATATCCGGGGTACTCAAGAAAGGATCGGACAAAGAAGAATATCGCCACTCCGCCTGCTTACGGATCAGCTTCGGAGCGACATTGGAACGGTTCTTTCTCTTGCCACGTTTGGCTGCACGGTTGGCAAGCCAGCGTTGCACATTGGCTTTATGCTCTTCCTGGTCAAGGGAGGCATCATCAATGTTCTGTTTAAGATCGGCAATGGTAGGCTCATTGGCCCAGTCCGTCATCTTTCCTTGCTCACCAATGAACATCGTGGGCTTTTCTGCTAATGCGGTGTCAGTCATAGTTTTTCCTTAGAAGTCCACTGGATAAGCGGGGAGTTAGATAAAACAGCGCCAGATCCGTATTCTGTTACTGTGTCAATCCAGAAGGATCCCACCAATTCCCTGGTATCGTCGGTACTCGATTCTGTCAGAAGCTGCCCACGGAACTTGTACGTGTGTGCCTGCTGATCGTAAGCCAGCATAATATCAAACGCTTCTGTAAGCGTATCCGGATTGTCGGCAGGGAAGTTACGGTACTGCATGGCGATATTCGTCCATGGGCCTCCGTCCACCTGTATCTGTACGAACATGGCTCCCGCAACAGCCGGCGCCTTGTTGTTCATCAGGGTAATGGTGCCCTTGACGCGCAGGCACATACAGACAGAGGATACCGTGGCTGCCGATTCCGCAGTAAGGACGTTCAAGGGAGGGCCGCTTACCGCTGCAGGAGACCAGTTCAACGGAACGGCAACCGGTACCGACTTTTCCATAAAAGCCGCCTTCACCGTAAACTGCCGATTGACCACACCACCGTGCCCGTAGAACAGATCTTGATCCGGAATCTCCATGTAATCGATGCAGTCAGGTTCCTCGCCCACGCAGTTATGCTTAATGTAAATCTGTTGCCCGGGTGCCTGACTCATACGGATAACGGGTAGATAGATAGAGCTTTCGGCATCCAAGGTAACGACATCGTTATGCGCCGCATAGCCGGACTGTTCTTTGGTGTTGCGTGCCAGGGTAGGGATGCGTTCCAGTTCCGCGATGAGATCCGGATGTAGTTGATCGCGTCCGAGGGTTTGATTGAGCAGGGTCAGCAGCAAAGCGGCGGTAACAGTTTCCCCGTAGTTGATAATAGGGCCCCTGCCTCCACCTTCCAGAGCCAGTACCTGCAAACCGGCATTACCCAGGAAGCATTCAGGTTCTACCTTGGATTGTTCCAGTACCGGTAACGGCAGAGAAACATCACCGATAGGCTTCTGCAGCAGCAGCTCCTGCTTACCACCGGCATGAACCACGAACACCTTTGGAGGTTGCTCAATGGTCTTGACGGCAGTAATAACGCCTTTATCGATGAGGCAGGTAGACCGAACTTCCATCAGCCTCTTTCGCCTTTCACCGTCACGGTACCGTAAACCAGCCCGTCTACCTTACCTGCAGCCGTGGTCAGCAGCAGCTTGTAGCTGCCGCTGTCGAAGGACAACTGCTGCGTGATCTCGGCATTGATTTCCACCTTCACACTGTTTGAGGTCAGTTCTATGTCACCGTTCAGCAGTGACAGTTCAAGCAGATGTGTGCGTGCCTCGTTTCCGTTTTGATCCCAGGGCTTGACCACCACCAGGGTTGCTTCGGTGTATAGCGAAGCGAAGTCCACGTATTCCCAAACAAACCCGTAATACTCCAGGTTCTCCGTATGTGTGCGTTTCAGATCGGCAGGGCCGTTATGTACAGCCGGATCGAACAGGTAGTTCTTCACCTGGGAAAGCAGTTCCACCTCGAAGGATGTACCGCGCCATATCAACAGATCCAGTTTTGCAGGAATCATTTATACCCACCCTTCCCGTGCAAAGCGTCCTTCATCCCTGTCCTCTTCCTCCACATCCAGACCGTAAAGCTCGATCTTCTGGCAGGCCAGTTCATACTGCTGAAAGTAGGCCGAGCTTTTATCCGCAGTGGCCGTCGAGTTGTTTGCCCCCATCGGACGGAACTTCCTGGCGGCGGTGTAATACAAAATGGCTTCAAGGAAAGTAGGCGGCACATCGATAACACAGGTGTCTACATCGAAGGTGTCGTCCAGTACAGGCAGAGTAGGATGGGCTTGATATACGATATTGAGCTTACAGGCTTCCTCAACATTGGTGATTTTGAGGGTATTCATTGACTTCTTGCGTATATACGGCACACAAAGCCCATTGTTCATACGGAGACGGATACCTTCTTCATTGAAGACATCCTTGATTTCGATCAGGTTTATAGGGGCATTCACCCCTAATTCATGCTCGATATACAGATCTTCCGTAGTCTCACCAGGGAATGCCGTACTTGCAGAACTCAGGATATAAGTAGATCTGGTCGGTGTAACAGAAATGACCAGATCTTCTTCAAGCAGTTTGAAACGCTTATACAACTCGATAACTGCCAGATTTATTTGCGGCAGGATGCTTCCATATTCCGATTCGTTTATACGTCCACGAGAGTCTTTCGCCAAACTCAGGTTGGAAAATTCACCCGTAGCCAGCAAAGAAAATAACTCTTTCAACGAAATCATAAAGGATCCTTTGTTATATAAGCCTTATTTTGCTACACAACATACGAGCTTAATCCACCTTCGTCAAGCCTTTCTTCATCCATCTCCCAGTAACCATCTCCGTTCTTTTTAAGCTGAACTGCTTCCGATGGGCGCCATGTAGTAAGAGAGCCAAGCTGCGATATACAGTCCAGACAGTCATCATGCTTGGATTTGAATCCTGCCTGCGATACCAGACGCAACTGCGTCAAACATTCTTGGATCATCGGCGTTTCTTGTAATTCAGTAGGAAAGTACATCAGATGGGTTTTGAACCATGGCACCACGATATTGAAGCGCACCATCTTATTGGTATTGGGACGAATCCCAAGTTGATTACCGGTCTTATCCGAAGCGATATTAAAATAGATGTTGCGTTCCAGCATCTGCGCCTGGATCCAAGGGATGAATCCTCCCTGTTGCCCGGAGATCTCGATACCTACCGATTGCGGCATATAAAGCTGGGCCAGACGAAAGAGATCTTCCACATTCTTGTCCATGGTTTGGCGGCGACAGATCCCGTCCACCAGAAACCAGAAGCCCTTATGGTTCAGGGCCCAGACAAAGATAACGGAGAAGTCGGCCGATTGTTTGCCGCTGGTAGCGAAGTCCGTGGTGATATAGAAGTTGAACCAGTTCTTATGCTGCAGCAAGGTCGATCGGCCGTACCACAGGATTTCGCTATCCAGGATCAGGCGATCATCGTCACTCATGATCCGCAGCATCAGTTCCTGGTTGAAAGCCGATACCTTGCCCTGCGCCTTGGCAAACTCGAACTGCGCGCGCACGTAGTTGTAATTGAAACGATCCGGCCACGCCCCTTTGAATTCCTCTTCACTGCACGGGAACTCGTTGCAGATGGGATACACGTTGACCTTGTAGGCTCCGGATTCCACCGCCTTGTACAGTGGATCCCTGGCGTTAAACGGTGTACCCGACCAGATGGTTTTGGATCGGGTCGGATGCAAAGCGTAGTTGACAGCCTTGTTCACTGTATCTTCCACCGAGGCAATAACTGTATCCGAACGGGCATCCTCGTCCGAGATCAAGTCGTCCAGTACCGCCAGTTGGGGGCGCTTACCCATTTCCTTGGCACCACGGACTCCCGTGTTGTGGGTACGGAAGTATTCCCCGGCCAAAAATTGATGAGAAGGGCTATCAATGGCGATACATTGACTAGGCTCATCGGTAATTCGCCGAATATCTACGACGTTGCAGTTGCTCCAATGTCTGCGATCAAAGACAAAACGGCCCGCCTTACGAGGCAGACGGAAAGGATTCATGCCCATCCAGATTTCAATATGATAAGCGTTGCTTTTAGTATTTTGTGGTTTAGCTTTGCCTCCCAAACTACGAACCAGACGAGCCACGTCATCTGTCAGTTGTTTGGACGCTGAAACAAAGGTAATACGTCCTGAACCGTAAATAGAGCCGTCGGTGTCCAGCAAACCCTGCAACAAGGCTAGGCGTTGCTCGATAGATCCAAAGTAGTAGGCGACAGGAATGAACTTGTTGTTTCCGTGGACGTCTAGCTGGTAATCCCGGAGTTGTTGGTTGATTCCTTTGATCGAGTAAGTGATAACATTGGGTCGGCGTTTATCTGCGTAATCCTCTCCCAACATGTAAGGTACCTGGGTCCGGTAATAATCCATGTCCGCTTTGTCCCCGGTAAGGACGACGCCACTGGCTTTTTTCTTAATGGAACCATCACCGAGAAGCAGCCCCATTGTATAGGGATCGATCAGATAAGCATATTCAGGGTATTGCAAAGGCTCTGTATTGCGAATTTTCATTACACATTTATTGGAAGTACCTTTATGCTGCTTGTTACCAATCTTCGCATGTGTCCAACCAAGCTCAAGTAATTCTCTGGTGGTGAGGTTTTTATCTTCCCATTTAGCCAAGTTATTTGGATCGGTATTAACTAATACCGAATTGACATGGTCTTCACTCACCTTCAGAGTACGTCCATCTTCCAGCACAATCTTGTACATAGGTTTATGGAAGATTTCCGATTTGGCTGTAATTACTGCCGGCATCCCGTCTGGTCCGTAGATTCGATCACCTACACTACAGGAACCAATAGTAGTGTACCCACCTCCCTCCGCGTAAAGGCGGGTATCCAGTGCCAATGCCTTTGCCCCGTACCCCTTGACGATAAACCGCTTGCCGTCGGCGTTGATAAACTCCCAGCGGATATCGGTGAACTTGATGACCGGTACGAAGGTCTGCATGAATTCGCTGTTTTCCCAGCGATACTCCAGGTTCTTGCGCATGTTCTTCACACCGTTCTCAATGCTGTCTGATACGTAGATCGCCAAATCCACCGTACCGAATCCCGGGATCTCCCCGTAAGTAGCGATATACAGAAACAGGTATTCACCCATCAGGGTGGTCTTGGCCGAGCCACGAAAGCACAGGTTGATAACCTTTGGATCGGGACCATGCACGTTATCCAGCATTTTCAAGTGAATCACCGGTGAAGTATTTTCTTCACCCTGCTCGCCATTAACCAATTTGATAAAGTTGATGAATTCCAGGGCGAAAGAATCCGGTATATACAAGGGATCCTCTGAATAATCTACCTGGTTAAGCCATTCAACAACGGTTTGCTTGACGTACTTAATCATTTCCTTAGTTGCCATGCGGGTCGTCTCCGGTGGTGGAACTGCCAATAAGTTTGGCCTCGGCTATGGCCCTGGCAGATACAGAACCCGACTCGATCATCTGTCTCTGCTGACGGGCCAGGGCCATGGTAGTTTCCCGCAACTGCTGAATGGTGTGGTCTTCTTTCACCGACATATCCAATTCTATCTTCTTGGTTTCTGGCGGCTTGAGCGTAGCAAGCAGATTGGCAGCGGCATCGCAGCGTACCTTCTCGCTCCTTGCTGATCGCATCAGTTCAGCCTGGGCATTGATCGCTTCCTGATACAGCGGCGCATTCAGGATATGCGTGGGTACCAGGGTCTGTCCCATGAGTAGTACCACCAGCTTGCTGGCGTTGTAACGGGAAGCTACCGCCGCAATTTCACTGCGGGAAGCTCCCCTTCTATTGGCTGCATTGTACCGATCGGGAAAGGTCTTGGCCCAGGCGGTGATACTGCTGTCTCCAAGCAGCTTATGGCTTACGAATTTAACCGCATAGAGGTAGGAATCCAGTTTGAACTTGCCTTCGTTCATCACGGAAGACAACCCCACCACATTCTCCCTGAATACCGCCGCCACCTCGGTATCCGCGATAACCGTATTGACTTGATTCAACAGTTCCTTGGAGATGTTCTTGCGCATCTGCGCAGGCATCGCCTCCTGGAACTCTTCTATCGTGATCGGTTCATAATGCGACATGACGACTCCCGGGATTACAGTAAACTGAGCAAACGATCGATATCACTGGGCATGTGTCACTCATTTCACACTTATCGATTTCGCCACTCACTGGCTTTATTACCTTTCTTTTTAGGCACAGCACATTGTTGCCATAGATATACCGCTTCATCATGCTCGGTACATCGGATCAAATACGGGTTAATCATAAAAGACTTTCTCGGGTCTTGAAAGCGATAAATGCGTTCCGATCCAGGAATAACGATTTCTTTCTTCATCGATCGGATCAAATCCACATTCTTAAGCTCACGAATACGGCGGCTCAATACTTCTTTATCCGTCTTTGACATAGCCTCCGAATCATCGTACTGCGTAAGGTTGTTGCTTTCCGCACGCAGGTACTTCAACTTATTGAATACCGAGAAAGCCCCTTTACTCACCTGATCCAGCAGATCAAACACATCTTTTTCTTGCATACCGCTTCTCCGTCTCTTGCGGTTGGTCAATGGCCCTATTGCCGAGAACTGTCCCACAATTCTGTTACCCGTGCGATTTCGTATAACAGCTTCCGAAGTATTTCCATCAAATACGACTGTTTGTGGTTTACATGCTATATTGTTCATGATATATACCTTCTCACTCGTTCCCAGTAATACCTTTAGGTCGGCTGTTCTCCGCAGCCGGCCGTTTTTTATTTCTGCGTTAACCCACGATCATCCAGTCATCGGCCAGGATATCGCTCTGTGAAGCCAGCCACATCTGATGTGACCCGTCGGCACAACGCATTTGCAGATACGGTCGCACCTTGAAAAGATCACCTTCTTGCAAACCAAAGGCTTCAGCTGTCTGCTTGTTGCAGGGAATTCCCTCCGGGTACCCCTTCTGATAGACGACAAACATCCCTTTACCATTCCAGCCTGCCCGGGTGATCTTACGCCCATATACCCTGGCCGCTTCGATCGCATGACCAAAGGTCAGCCCTGTTGCCGGCCGATTGGCTTCCTCAAACTGGGCTTTCGGGCACCAGCTCTGGTAGCCATCCGGATATGTCACCAGATAGCCCTCGGTAGCCGGATCTTCGTTTTCCGGCATTGTCCACCCACGGAACTTGTTATACTTACCCAGCAGCATAGGCATAGCTTCGACGCATTTCACCCCAATGTACTTCTTCATCATGGTAGTCTCCTCGAATTGTTTTTGTGGATTGTGTTACAGAAAAGCCCGGAGGGTGTTGCGGTGAAGGTGGGGGTTTTATCCCCGATGCTTTCCCATCCCTCCGGGCCTTTGTTTCCTTGCCGGAAGCACCTTCTCCACAACAGTACCCAAAGATTCTCTTTTGCGCAAGCGGGCTTCCACACTTTTTGTAAAATAATTACAAAATCACATTACAAATCCAGCTCTTCCATCACCTTCTTGTTCATGTTCTTGCGATCGTTGATCGCCTTGGCAGTGGACTGGATCGAAGCAAAGGGCTTCTTCTTTGCCGGTTGCTTAGAGGCCGAGGTACTTGCGGTTTGTTTTTTATTGCCGGCCACGGACATACTCCTTGATAGAGGGAAATAACCAGGAAGCTTACTTGCTTCCTACAGAAAGCTTACGATACAACATCAAATCCTTATCCAGCTCCAAGGACAGTTTCCTGGCCCTGACACCGGCCGCCTTGTTCGGTTTCAACGCCAAACCGGCTTCTGCCCTGAACTTGTCCATATTCGCATAAATACGTCCCAGAACGGATTCTACCGTATCTTCCTGCACTTGACCTTCTGCCATACATCTCTCCTTTTCGGCACATCGATTTTAAAAATAACCCGTGGTTAACGAACGTACTTCTTGTAGCATTTTTTGTAAATAGTTTGCAAGAAGTTTCTTACATCTTGTACTATATTTACAAAATCTATATCCATAAACCATTGAAATCATTCAGGAATATCCAGATGGCATGACCATAGATTATAATCTGACACCGTTTTTATTACAGATTTAACCTATATCTCGTCGGTCTTACGGCACTTCGTCGTCGCAAGCTCCTCCTCATGCCGCAGACCTCCTCGATACGACCAGGGGATTCGTGAAAGATAGTCGCGCGTTTATATAAGCATACTCTAAGGATATATGATGAAATACTGATCCCGAAAGATGGGCATTTTTTCGATAATTAAGTACGATGTCAGTACTATATAGCTGGAGTTCAAAAACGAAATCTCCCCCCCTACCCTTGGAGAATTTCGCCCTGCGTTTTTCCCTCCACCTTTTATATCCACTGCATGACCTCGCTCCGCTCGGTCACAAATCCTTCGTGCCTATCGGAACAATCCCGTTCCATTACTTCCCTGATCAGGAGGCCCATCATGGCACAAGTCACTACTTCCGTAACCACTCCGAAGAAAGCTACCCTTCTTCCCGAGTTCATCTCCGAGTTCTTCCTGGGTCTGTCCGCACTCTGTCGTATCTTCCGCAAATCCTGCGAAGGTATCGAATCTGTTGTCGATGGTGGCGTAGAAGTAACCACTCTCATGCTACAGCAGCAGAAACAGAACTTACTCGCTAGTTATACTCCACCTAATGAATAACTATCACCCTCCCAGCAATGGGAGGGTTTTCCCTTTTACACAAAACATTACACCTATACACATACACCTGAGATAGTATCTTACAAAGTAAGAGTTAACTTCTCACATCCCTGAAATCCTTCCTATCTATCGGAAGTATTCAGATAGTATCACTCACCCTTTCCATAAGGAGCATACCATGTCCAAGCAACAGCGTTCATTCCCTCTCGTTGGTGTCGATGTCCTTGGTAACGAAGTCAAACTGTCCAAGAATGTTGTAGCATTCACCGGTCACAACGACCATTTCAAAGTGATCCGTACAGACGATGAGCGTTTCATTCGGCTGGTCACTCCCAACGGTACTTATCCTCTCCAGAAGCACAAATCCCTGAACATCTATCAGGGAACTTGGGGACCTGCCAATGATCGCAAGATGCACATCTCCCTCAAGAAAATTGTGGGTGAGCTGATCATCTGGTAAATCGATGCACCGGAAGAGAATCCCAGCAGACGACGAGCGCAAGCGAGGAAGGCTGCGTAGGGATTCTCTTCTACCATTCCATTAAATAGGGGGTCCGTTATGAAAGTCATAGGCGTCAGTAACTTTGCTCTGGAAAGCGTATCCGACATACTGATCTGCGAGAGTGTCAGTAAGCGCAACGGTAAACGCTTTGTTGAGTTGCTTAATCAGGACGGAGAAGAACATGCCACATATCATTACCGTCTCGTGGAAGACGACTACAAGCTGTATGTATTTGAACCTTAACAAGGAACTGAATTGTCATGAAAAAGACGTTATAGAACACATCAAGCATATAGGAGAGTAGTCTACTATGAAAATCATTGAAATACCTTTTGAGAAATTACCCGAAGAGTACCGCCAAGATGTCCTTGATGGGTATCTGTGGGGATGTCAATGCGGCGAGTCCTATCAAACTCAGGAAGCTGCAGAGAACTGCCGCAACTGCCGTAAGTACCTGGAGCATACTCCGGATACCGTCTATTTCACCCCTAAACCGAAAGGAAACTGATTATGCTCAAGCGTATCTGGAATACCGATACTGTACTTTATGTCCTTACCGTTATTATCTTCTTCCTTATCGGAGTATGGAGGTAACCATGTTACTCATACTGCTGCACAGCTTTATGCTACTGATATCCATCCCTGTCATCTTCGGACTATTCTTTCTTATCTGGTTATCTATCGAGAACTAAAGGAGCCTTATCATGACATTCAATCTGACCTATCATGCCTACTGTCCGCGCTGTCGTGTAAAGACCAAGATCATTGTTGGTTTCTGCAGTTGCTGTGGTAAACACGTACCGTTGCCCAACAAGCGGTAGTTACTTTAATCCCACATCAGGAGGCTATCCAGCATGTATGCACCAAGCGATGCACGCATCACTGTGCGCAAGAACAATAACGAAGTGGAAGTGGAAACATCCGAAGGCATTTCCGTATTGAAACCGGGACAGTTCGTGTACAAATGCTACGACTGCCAACAGGTATTCATCGGTGATATGCAGACTACGGGATGCAAATTCTGTGGCTACATCGCCTTAATGCCACAGCTCTACAAGGAATAGCGATCTATCGGGGAAGCCTGTTGTTCGGGCTTCTCCGTTTGTTTTTTATAAAGTCAAAATCCTTCTTGCGTATCGGAAGCAACACAGATAGTCACCATTAACCAGTCAAGGAGGTTGTATGAAAACCAGGGTAATCCACATTCGTAATAAGACGGGACATCCTAATGAGGTGTACATAGGTCGCGGTGGCCCGTTCGGCAATCCTGTGCCTATTGGTAAACGCTGTCCTCGTTGCGGGGCTGTGCATGATAGACAAGGTTGTCTGTCTTGCTATACCGACTACCTGCACGAACGGTTGGAGAATGATCCACCGTTTAAACAGGCTGTGCTCGGGTTGAAAGGCAAAACGCTGGTGTGCTTCTGCAAAACCATTGGCTTGCCATGGCGACATTCTGGCGAACTTTGTCGATAACTACCCAGGGGGAGAATACCATGAATAAAATTACAAAGGGCATCCGTGAATACGACTGGATTGCTATCATTGGATCCAGAGAACCCACCGAACAACAGGAAATCGAGGTTATCAAACTCATCGAGCAACTCGATCCATCTACCGAGGCAGTCATCTCTGGTTGCGCCGAAGGTATCGATAAACTGGCTCTGATGACTGCCCAGAACCTTGGTATCAAGACCATCGGCATCCTACCATGGCCAAAGTATAATATGGATATCCAAACATACTGTGATTATAAGGTATGTCTGGATGAACTGAACCCTTTTACAAGAGATATGGCGTATTCTTCGGTGAAGAGGCTTCATCCAGCTGCGGATAAGCTATCACAAGGTATGGTCAAACTGCATGCCCGTAATTACGGTATTATCCTCTTCGCTGCCAAAGTTATTGCGGCGCCAAGCAGTAAACCAGGAGGTGGTGGTACCGGGCAAGGTATCCGTATTGCAGAAGAATTACTGCTACCTCTAACCATCATCAAAGCCTAATCCCAGAAAGGGGGCCAAATACGGCCCCTTTTCTATTAACCAAAGGAGACATAGTATGCACAAATTGTATTTGATATTGATCGTCTGCATTACATTAACTGGTTGCGGAGTTGGTTACAGCTATCCCGAAGGCGCTACCTCTTACGAAAAGTGGCAGATCGATCGTTATTACGAAGATCGCCTGCAGCAACAGATAAACAACTTCAACCGGCAATACAGTCCCACGCAACAGAACTGTTCCTATCTCAACGGCATGCTCTACTGCTGGTAACCGCACCCATTCAAGGAGAACTGTATGATACGCCACGGAAAACCACCGTACCTGGAGTGTTCCAGTAAAGGGGATAAACGTTTCTCTGCGTTCTATGCACGGATCAAAGGAAGAGGTAATCAACGCATTGAAGATATCTACCAGGCTGCCAAAGTGTTTGAAGACGGTACCACCGGTCTTTGCTGGAAACGGGCCAAGGGCCGTAAAGCGATCAATCAGGAAGAAGTCACGCAACTTTACAGCAAGCTCTGGGATGAATATATCGCAGAAAATCCTGAATTGCTGCACGTCTTGCATCAAGCAACCGGTGTGCAAGACCTCTTCGGCCAACCCAACCATTGCTGTCAAGCCACGGAATTATGGAGAATCAGGAATATGAGCCAAAAGCCGGATAAATCGATCGAGGACTACGAGTGGGTGGCCATCATCGGATCCAGAGAGCCTACCGAAAAACAGGAAATTGAAGTCATACAACTGATCGAGCAACTGGATCCAACTATCCAGGCTATTGTATCCGGCTGCGCAGACGGCATCGATAAGCTGGCATTGACGACCGGGCAGAACCTTGGGTTCAAGACCATCGGTATGTTGCCATGGAAATCCTACAACGAAGAGGCGCAGCAATACTGTGATTTCAAGCTGTGTCTGGACGAGCTAGACAAAGATGTAAGACTGGCTGCCTATGAATCAGTATATGACCATCATCCTGCGGCCGAGCGCCTTTCCAACGCCGCCATCAAACTGCATGCACGCAATTACATGATTCTGCGCTGGGCTTCGGCAGTAATCGCAGCTCCGTCCACCAGGGCGGGAGGCGGTACCGGACAGGGTATTCGCCTGGCTCAGACACTGAATAAACCGTTAATTATCATCAAACCTTGAGTAATTAAGGGGAGTCTATTCTGTAGACTCCCCTTAATAAAGGGTTTACCTTCTTCTTTTAATAATCTACTGTGAAACCCATGTGCCATCTGCTATTAAGGAGGAATTTTCGTGAGCAAAACCAACAAGAAAAGCAGGAAATACGATGAAGAATCCATGGTCAAGATGCCCTGTCTCAAGTGCGGTATTATGGTTGAAAAATACCTGCATCCGGACAGTATACGGGGCTATCGCATGTATTGTCCCGATCACGCACCCGAACGACGCAGCCATATCGAAAGGGAATGCGATACTTCTGATTCCAGTGTCCTGTATTTTGCCCATCGTCTGTTTCTAGAACAGGGCGTATCTTCTCCGGTGAAGATTTATCGTCCCGGGGATCCTGAATTTGACGCCATCGCTGCCCAGTGCAGCAAACCCACTCCGAAAAAAGACCTGCCCTTCTACGATCCCTTCGAGCACAAAAACTTCTATGACAAACGTGACAAACTTAGTTGATCCAAGGAGGAAATCACATGGCTCACGGTAAGAATGCGGCAAAGCGGCATACTAAGCGATTCCGTAAAAGGCACAGAACCGGTTTTACCTTCTGGTTCTTTAAGCATCTTTCCGGTAAATACGAACGGCGTAGAAGCCGCAGACTAGAGCGCATGACCCTCGAAGAGCATGAAGCCAATTAAATCTACACCAGGTACGGAAGGTCTTAGGGCCTTCCGTTACCTGCCTTAAAACCTACACAACACCTACACCCACAATCAAAATCCTCTTTGTCTATCGGAAGACTCTGCATGTCGCAGGGCCCACTTAATCCATATCAAGGAGGATTTACCATGTCTAACACTGCTACTGATACCAAACCCGCTGTTGCCGCCACCAAGTCTGCTGCTTCCAAAACTCCCAAGAACAAAACCAAAGACAAAGCTGTTGCCTTTGTCAATTGGCGTATTGCTGATGCCAACGGTGAAACCCTGCTGCGCTCCAGCAAAGGCTTTCCCATTTTCGACAACGAGTTCACCACGCTGGAAGAAAAGGCACTGGTTGCGCTGGCCAAGCAGAACGGCGATACTGCCACTGTCGTTGCTGAACTGCGTATCATGATTGCGCACGAAAAGCCGGAAAGTCTGGACATTTCCAAAATCAAGGTATTGCCCAAGAAATAACCTCATCCTACGGGCTGATCTCTTCGGAGGTCAGCCCTGTTTCTTTGGAGGACTTATGCAACCAGAAGTAAAATGGCTTATGGATTATCTGGATAACCACCCCATGCTGGATGAGATGAAAGAGGCTTGTCATCTCGCCTTTAAATGGGCACACACCACATACAGTTACGATTCCAAAAATAAACGCATCCAGGAATGGCGCAGCCACATGAAACCCTGCGACACGCCCTTCTACGAAGTCATGTGCCACATCTTCATCGGTACCCTGTTGCATCCGAACGGCATGACCTATCAGGCCATGATCGGTTACATCTCCGGAAACGTGCAGTGCGAGAGCCCTCTGGATCGCGCTAAATGTGCGGCCGAGATGATTGCTCTGGCATATCAGGCAGACTTAATCACCGTTACCCGTGTCAGTGACAAGACCCTATTGGTGTCTACCGAGTTTGTCCTGCCGGTGGAAATCCCGGCCTTCGGTAAGCATTTGCCTCAGTTCAAGCGCCCTGCACCGGTGGACTTCATTCCTATCCTTGGATGCCGGTTCAAACAACATAACGAGGACATCTGCATCGAGCATATCGATCGCATGAACGCCATCCCTTTAAGGCTGGAAACCAGAGTCATCGATGCCATGGAAGAGTACCAGAAAGCCGTGCCTGAGACGCAGGAACAGGAGGAAAACTGGGAAACTTTCAAAGCCAGCTCCGCCGAAGCATATCAACTGGTCAGGGACAAAGGGAACCGGTTCTTCCTGCACCATAATTATGATACGCGAGGCCGTTGCTACTGCTCAGGATATTATATCAATTACCAAGGATCGCAGTTTAAAAAGGCTATAGTTCAGCTGGCTGACAAGGAGATTGTGAAACTATGAAACAACCACCACTGATGAAAATACATCGTGTTGACGATGGCTTCTCCCGTATTATCTATTCCGGTAAAAATCCAAAAGGAGAGACCGTCTACTACGCTATTACGGCATGGAGAGGCGAATACACTATCCAACGTCTCAGCCAAGACGGTGAAGCCCAATGCAACGCCACGGCCAAAATCCCTCTGAAAAAGCTGTTCGAACTGCCTACAGGCATGTCGGATCTCTGCGTCGGCATCCGCAACTTCATTGAAAGGAATTGAGATATGAAAAAGTATCGGGTGTTTATCACCATCGAAGAGGAAGACACCAGGACCGATGACTATGAGCGAGTGTACGACGAATGTCTAGGCACCTTTGCCTCTCAGGAGGATGCTTATGAACTCTGCACCGCTATCCAGGAAACCTACCTGTCCTAAAGGAGAAAGCCATGAAATGTTCCTACTGCGGAAATACCCTGTCCAGCAGACGTGTACCCACCGGTAAAACAGGGCCGTACTGCAAGCCCTTGTATGCCGAGCAGAGTTACTGCCCCTACTGCGAATGGAAAGGTAATACTGGCCCAGGAAAGTGGCTGCGAGACACCATCATCATCATTAACCAAGGAAGGCGGTAATCATGTCTGAACACCTCTATCAATTGTGGTATGCAAGCAAGCTGCCTCCAGGCACCAGTGTTGAGGTAAATGGGCCGTGGGATACCTACGGTTATGTGCTTAAACACATCCGCACGGAACCCGATGGCAGAGAACTGCACCTTATCCGTGGAACCGGAAGAACCTGCCGTGGTTCTTCCGCCGTAAAAGAAGCATAACAGGAGAATAGCCATGCAACACCCATGTATCCATGGAATAAAACGCGCGCCCTTTGTTTCCGAATGCACTATCGGTAAAGGTAATGCCGGCTGGAAATACTCGCTGGCGGGGATCTGTCCATGGCAGTGGTACTTCAAAGATTGCCGCTACTACGAACCAAACCCAAAATATAAGGAATGATGATATGAATACCTATACGCCGATTGAATACTTGAAAATTGACATTGGAAATATGTATGGACTCGACAAGAAGAGCTTCCGTCAGCGTATTGCATGGGTAGACAGTATCAAGAATCTGCGCTCCAAAACCGATCAGGCAGAAAGTCCTGCCCAGTATCTGGCCGCTGTCCTGGCACTGGAAGACGCTTTGGCTGGTCGTCCCACCGGTCATCTGGTCGGATTGGATGCCTGCGCTTCGGGGATCACCATTCTGGGGATCCTCACCGGCTGCCACACCACCTGTCGCAATACCGGAACCATCGGCCAAAAACGTATGGATATGTACGGGGAATGCACCAAGGAAATGAACCACCTTCTTCATGGTGAAGTAGAAGCATCCCGCAAAGAAGTAAAATCTGCCCAAATGCCTCATTTTTATGGATCCAAAGCAGCACCTAAACGGATCTTCGGAGAAGACACCTATGAGCTGGCTGCCTTCTACGAAGCACAGGAAACCGTGGCGCCAGGAGCCTGCTACATGATGCGTGAACTGCTCTCTTCATGGCAACCGTATGCCACAGAACACCGTCATACTCTGCCGGACGGCTTCCATGCCATCGTACCGGTGCTGGAAAAGATGAAAGCCAAGATCGAGATCGATGAGCTGGATCATGCTACCGTTTCCTATATTTATGAGGATATCTGTGGGAGCGAAGATGGTTTAGCCATTGCCGCTAAAACATATTGGCGGAACCCGCAGTAATGCGGAGTTAAGAACAGGGTGAATTCGGGGGAAGCTGTCAAATGCCAATCCCGAGCCAAGCCGGAACAGGAATGTACCGGAAGGTGTAGAGACTAGGACATACCACCCAGACCGGGGGATGAAGTCCGTAGGCTACTCAAGTGAGAGCCGAAGCGCCCTGCCCCTCACAAAGAGGGTGAAGATATAGTCCGACACTCCCGCGAAAGCAGGAGACTTGCTTACTATCTTGACAATGCGTTTCTTATGCGTAATAACAAAGAAACCCATTCAATAGATAGGAGATAGTATGACCAAAAGGATGCGAAGCAAAGACATCACAGGCCAGCAATTTGGCTCCCTTACGGCGGTTAAGCTACTCTATTCAGGCAAAAACGGAACATATTGGGAATACCGCTGTGTTTGTGGAAATTCACATAAAGCCCGGGGAAACACTGTGGCTTACGTTGCTAAAAAGGGAGATCCAGAATTGCCATCATGCGGGTGTGTTGAACGGGCACGCAAGACAAAACATGGCTTTCGTGCAGTAAAAGACACCCACCCAGCATATCGAGCCTATCGAGGCATGATGACCCGTTGTTACAATTCCAACAGCCCTGAATACAAGTGGTATGGGGCTAAAGGAGTAACGGTCTGTGGTGCCTGGAAAAACAATCCAGAAGCGTTCGTTCAATGGGCTTTGCAAAATGGTTGGGCAAAAGGAAAGCATATCGATAAAGATATCCTTTGTACTCAACTAGGTATTTCACCACATATTTATAGCCCTGATACCTGTCAATGGGTATCTGCCAAAACGAATGTTGGTTTCGCAACCAATCGGGATAATTACGGAAAACACCCCAATATCAAACTATCTCATAAAGAAGTAGCCGAAATTAAGCGTAAATATGCTGCTGGAGAAGCCAATGGAGTGCAATTAGCCCAAGAATTCAGACTAAAATCTCCAAGCAGTGTTTATCGGTTACTGAAGCAAGGTCAGGAGTAACGTCCTGATTCAACGGAAGAATATGACCCATGCTGTCGATGCGTTTCTGGTCAGAGAAACGGTACGCCGCTGCAACTACGATCGGGAGCAGTTGGAACGAGCGCGTGATTTGATCCTGGCCAATGCAGGTAATATCACCACCAATCGTATCGGTACCCACTTCATTGAACTGGCGGCCCGTGACCATCAGTTCGTCAGCCTGCGAGGAGTAGAATTCATCACAGAAGAGTCGATCCTGAAATTCTCCACTGAATATCGAGCGGATCTGTATCAACTGATCCTGGAAACCCTGATGCGACCCTCATTCACCGTATTGACCATCCACGATGAGT